CCTCCATTTTGACGCGGATGGTCCCGGGTGGCCGGTGTAGCAAGCATATCGACAAGGAGTGCAACGATATGAAGGATTTTAGCGAGATCAGGGAAAAGATAGCAGGCATGGCGCCCGGAAAACAGGTGCTGGCTACGAAGCTTCTGAGCAAGGTTGAGTTCATGGACGCTCAGCTGGAGGAGCTCCAGAAGAAAATCGAGAAAAAGGGATGGTCTGAGAAGTACCAGAACGGAGCAAACCAGTTCGGGATCAAGAAGAGCACGGAAGGCGATGTCTATAATACGCTGATTAAGAACTACACGACCGCTCTTCGGAACCTCAACGACATGATCCCGGATGAAGAAGACGAAGTGGATGCCCTGGCTGAATTCAATCAGTGAATTACGTTGAGGAATACGGAACAGCCGTGCTGGATGGGAAGATCGTCGCCTGCGAGAAGATCAAGAGGGAGTATGAGAAATTACTGAACGACCTACAGCATCCGGGTCGTTGGCATTTTGATGAGATCCTCGGAAGCAGGCCGATCGAATTCACGGAGAAGTTCTGCCGGCAGTCGCAAGGAGCGATCGGGAAGCCGATCAAACTGCAGCTTTATCAGAAGGCCATGCTTCAGGCGGCCTATGGCTTCGTCGATGACAACGACCTGAGACGATACCAGGAAGTCATCAACATCATCGGCAGGAAGAACGGGAAGACAACTCTTCTGGCAGCCATTCAGCTTTACATGCTCCTCGCCGATCATGAAGGAGCTCCGCAATGCTACCAGGTGGCGACAGCAAGGGATCAGGCGAACATCGGGTACACTCAGTGCTACAACATGGTCCTGCAGTCTCCAGTGCTCAAGAAGCACGTCCGAAAGAGAATATCTGATCTCTACTGCAAAGATAACCTCGGATTCATCATGGCACTCGCCAGCAATACGAACCATCTGGACGGCCTTAATGCGAGCAATGCCGTGATCGATGAGCTCGCGGCCATCGTGAAGCGTGATCTCTACGATTTGGTCAAGCAGTCGATGTCATCCAGGAGCCAGCCGATGCTGTGGGAGATATCGACGAACGGATTCGTTCGGGAGAATATCTTCGATGCGCAGTATGAGTATGCGTCCAATGTGATCATGGGAGTGTCCGATGATGAGCGCCTGCTGCCGATCATATATGAGCTGGATGACTACAGCGAGTGGACAGATCCGCACATGTGGATTAAGGCGAATCCGGGACTCGGCACGATCAAGAAGCGGGAGTTCCTGGCCGGCTGTGTCCAGAAGGCAAAACAGGATGATTCCTTCCGGCCTACGGTCATGGTGAAGGACTTTAACCTGAAAGAGAATTCTTCTGCTGCATGGCTGTCGTTCGAGGCCCTGGAGAACAAGGAGACATTCGATCCGGATCAGATGGCCTTCCGGTATGGAATAGGAGGATTCGACGCGGCTGATTCGGTCGACCTCAATGCCGCGAAGATGCTCTGCAAGAAACCGGATGATCCGAAGATCTACCTGATGCAGATGTACTGGATTCCGCAAAGCAAGCTCGACCAGACGAAGAACCGGCACCACCCGGACGATGCTCCGTATCAGCTTTGGGTGGAGCAAGGCCTGATGAGGGTAGTAGACGGGAACAAGGTCAACAAGCGGGTGATCCTTGACTGGTTCCTGGAGATGCGTGACCAGCATGACATCTACCCGCTGTATATCGGGTATGATCCATGGCACATTGATGATTCCTTGCTGGCCATGTTCGAGCAGGAATTCGGGAAATCTGTAATGGTTCAGGTCCGCCAGGGAACGGCCACATTGTCTCAGCCGATGAAGGACCTCGAGGCAGAATTTGAGGCACACCACATCGTCTACAACAATCATCCGATCGACAAGTGGTGCCTCGCCAATACTTATGTGAAGACAGATATCAACGGTAACATTCAGCCGGACAAAGGCCAGTCAGCGACGAAGCGCATCGACGGGACCGCGGCCACATTGGACGCCTATGTTGTGTATCTTAACAAAAGAGAGGAGTACGAATCCTTGATATGAGCATATGGAGCAATATTCGGAACGTATTCCGAAGGAACAAAACAATAGCACAAGTCCAGCTGATGCAGCAGACCGGAACGAGTTTCGTCAGCTGGCGAGGGAATGTCTACAATTCCGATATCGTGAGAGCCTGCATCCGGCCAAAGGTGAAGGCAGTCGGTAAGCTGGTAGCAAAACACATCCGCGATACCATCATGGAAGACGGGAGTCACCAGATCGTGACGAACCCGTCTTTTAATATGCGGATGCTCCTGGAAGAACCTAACCCGCTGATGACGGGACAGCTCCTCCAGGAGAAAATAGCTGCTCAGCTGTGTCTCAACAACAACGCGTTCGTCCTGATCGGGCGGAATCCTGACGGAGTGCCAGTAGCACTGTATCCGATCGTGCCTGTCTCGGCTGAGTACCAGACAGATAACACGGGGACGATAATGATAAGATTTGTCCTTCAGAACGGACGCGTTTATACATTCGCTTATTCGGACATCATCCATCTGAGGCAGGACTTCAACGAGAACGACATCTTCGGCACTCCGCTTGCCCCCGCTCTGACTCCTCTGCTGGATGTTGTTACGATCACGGACCAGGGCGTCAAGAGCGCAATCAAGAATTCCTCTATCATCAGATGGCTGCTGAAGTTCAGCAACTCGATGAGGCCGGACGACCTGAAGAAGCAGGCGAAGGACTTCGCGGACAACTTCCTGGCCAATTCGGAAGGAGTCGGGGTGGCTGCGACGGATGCGAAGGCAGACGCTCAGCAGATCCAGCCTACGGATTATGTCCCGAATGCGGCTCAGATGGACCGCACGACACAGAGGATCTATGCGCTGTTCAATACCTCACCGGCAATCGTGACCGGGACCGCATCAGAGGACCAGAGAAATGCCTACTTCGATGCGGAGGTTGAGCCCGTGGAAAGGCAGCTGTCGGATGAGTACACACGGAAGCTCTTCACCAGAAGAGAGCGGGGCTTCGGTAACAAGATCGCATTCGAGGCCGATGCCTGGGACAATGCAAGCACATCGACAAAGCTGAACCTCGTTCAGATGGTAGACAGAGGAGCGATGAGCATCAACGAATGGAGGAGAACGTTCAACCTGGCTCCTACTCCGGGAGGAGATGTCTTTGTGAGGAGACTTGACACGGAAGTGGTCAACGATAACAACGTAGAAAAGCAAAACGAAGCGGAAGGTAAAAACGATGGCAACGATTAACATCAAAGGCGACATCATTCCGGATGATTACGCTGACCTGTATGATCTATTTGGATTTCCATACACGGATCTTCAGATGGTACAGCAGGCCCTTGAGGATGCAGCAGGAGAGGACGTCGACGTGAATATCAACTCCGGAGGCGGGGATGTTTTCACAGCGAACAGCATCTACTCTGCTCTGCAGGGATATACTGGAAACCTCCGGATCCATGTTGTAGGGCTCGCGGCATCTGCTGCGACCATCATCATGTGTGCCGGCCAGTCCGATATCACGGAAGGATGCCAGGTAATGGTCCATCCAGTCATGACACAGGTAGTCGGGAATCATGTCGACATGTCGAATGCGGCGGAAAATCTGATGGTCGCCGATAAGGCGATCGCAGAGATCTACGCTGCAAAGTCAGGAATGTCCGTAAATGACGCACTCAAGTTTATTAACCACAACAACGGAGACGGCAGCTTTCTCACGGCTCGCGATGCCGTCGACCTTGGACTGGTTGATAATATAGCCGAGTCAAAAAACGGCACGGCGGTAACTGCTGAAGAGGAAGCCGAACCGCTTCCGAGTTCCGAGACTGAGGAGGTAACGGAATGACGCTTAAAGAGTTTGAGCAGAAAAGGCTCAACCTGTTTGCGGAGGTGCGGGCGGCTCTGCAGAACAGTGATGAAAAAACCGCGTCCGATAAGCGCGAGGAGCTGAACAAGCTCACGGATAGCTTCGAGGCTGAGCGGACCGCAAGGGCTGACGCTGCAGCACTCGAAGGAAAGACCCAGGAGATCCCTGAGGCCGCAACTGCAAACGTAGAAATGGGAAGAGAGGTTAATAACATGGAAAAGGTATTTAATGCGGCTTCTGTCGAGTACAAGAACGCATGGCTGAAGAATCTGGCTGTCGACAGGCAGACCGGGAAGTATCTGCTCGGCGCTCCGACTGCAGACGAGATGAATGCGATGACCACCGTCGCCAACTCCGGAGACATTGTCCCGGTCGAGGTCCAGAACCAGATCATCGAGCTGGTTGAGTCTCAGGCAACCATCTACAACGACGCTACTAAATCCGCACTGGCGAAGGGCTTCGCGGTCCCGCGTCATAAGGCTATCGCCAAGGGCGATGCAGCAGTCACTGCTGAAGGCGTCGCGAATGACGATGAAGAGAATACCTGGGATCAGCTGGAGATCACCGGAGTCGAGATCAAGAAGCACATCGTGATCTCCCGCAAAATGCAGTTCCAGAGCATCGACGCTTTCCAGAACTGGGTCGTAACTGAGATGGCAGCCAGAATCGCTACCGCGAAGGACAAGCGGGTCCTGGCTCAGCTCGATGATACCAAGGTCGGCATCGCAGAAGGCAATGAGATCGG